CCCAGTTTGGTCTTCAATCGCACGGCCTGCATGACTCCCACGCCGTGATCATCCCCCCAACCAAAACCCCCGATGAGCGCCAGCATATGATGATCCTCCAGGCGAATGGAACCTTCAATCAACGATTTGATATGGGCACGGTGAGATAAGCCGCCGGCCAGCTCAAAAGCATGGGCTGTCTCGCCGTCGCAGTTGAGACCGAAACCGGTGAGAACGAGAGCGTTGACCTTGGCCATTTCAGTACCTTTTCAATGAATTGTCGAAACCTAACTTGTTAGATTGGTTAAGAATAAAAATTTGCCTGCCCGGCCCCGTTCATACCAAGTTGCCGAATGGTGTCTTCCAGGCCGCTTTTAACTCCGAAACCGAAACACCCAACAACGCCTCTCCGCTCAGTCCGTCGATCTTCAGAACAGGCTCAGGCGTTACGCGCCCAATGCAGGCGCAAGGAACCGTTCGGAAGCCGCCTTCGAATTCGGCCTGGCGGCGCGGATCGACGGTGACGATGAAACGACCCGCGGATTCTGAAAACAAAACCGTGTCGTTACGCGTGGCCCCTTCGGCCGGTATCTTGCGAAGGTCCACATGCATGCCGAGACCGCCGCCTAAAGCCACCATGGCCAGATGCACGCCCAAGCCTCCCCGGTAGACGCCATGCACGGATGCCACCAAGCCTTTTGCAACAGCCTGACTCATCGCCCGGTAGATCGAAATAAACGTTTCGCTGTGCACCTGCGGAACGTTCAACCCCACGTAGCCCAAATGCTCGTAATATTCAGAACCTCCCAGTTCATCGCGGGTCAGGCCGACTGCATAGACCAGATCACCGGCCATCTTAATGTCCATACTCACGCAGCGAGCGATATCGGGCACCACTGAAATCGTTGCGAACTGCAACGTCTCCAGGGCCGATACTTTGTGGGTCTCTCCATAGCGCCCTAACAGATGCCCATCCACGTACATGCTGTCTTTTCCCGATAGAAGCGGGATTCCGTAAGCACGGCAGATATCGCGAAGCGCCCAGCAGGCACGCACCAGTTGAGCGGCCTTGAACTTGCCATCCGGGTTGCTTTCCGCATCAAATTGGATGTTGGGCCAACAGAAGTTATCCACGCCGCCGATGTGATTCCAATCACCACCTACGGATAAGACCCGGAGCACGGCTTCATCGATGCTGCAGGCTGCCATATGATAGGCATCAATGGCGGAGTAGGCCGGCAGCAGCGCTTGGGCGAAAGCCAACCCGCGATTCGATCTCAGCACCGGTCGCAGCACCGCAGCGTCGCTGTTGACGTCCCGATCGGCGCCAATCAACGGCTTAACGACACTCGTCCCCTGGACTTCATGATCATATTGGCGGGTGATCCACTCCGTTGAACATATATTGGGGCGCCTGAGCATATCGACCAGCAGGCTTCCAAAATCCGTTGGACACTGGACCACGGGTTCATGCAACCCGCGTTGCTCCGGCGCCACCCACTCCGCCTCGAACTCCCACTGGGGAAAGCCGGAGGAGAGGAGATTCAGATCGATGTAGGCGCAGGTCTTGCCCTTATAAGTGATATGCAGTTTATATATGAATTAGAAATTCCAAGTCCATTAGGAAATTCTTTAATTGTTTCTGCGTTAGCTTCTACAACTTCAAGTAGCTTGTCTATTTCATCACGGAAACGACGCAGCTTGTCAATCTTTTTATCAATCACTTTGGTGTCGTAAATGCTGAAGTCTAAATTTACTTTGCGGTAGCAATCTGAAATGTTGATACTAATATCAGCACCCCATCGTGCATCATGCTGGTCATAGATACACTCAATTGCTGCCATACCTTCGTCTTTGTTCAGAAACTTCCTTGAATAATATTTCTTACGCTGTTTCATATTTCTTTCCTAAATACTCAATAGACAAAAACATTTCATCAAAGTGCCCGTCATTTACTTCGTGCAACACAACTAGGCCACGCCAGTGTTTGTTGCTAAGTTGATCCATGTAGCCTTCATCATGTAGATAGTAGCTACCTGCGATTATAGCACAGATTGGTTTTCCGTCTGCTCGTTTTCCGTAGGCAACTTGTTTGCCCTGCTGATGACCAGCCACACAAGACATGTGTAGCTTACTAATAATAGCATTAGCAGTACCAGCGGGTCGCCCCATAGCACCAACAGGCCAGTAATGGTTGAAGCCAACACCATTGATAAAAACTGGATGTAGAAACTCGTGTACTTCCCAATCTTTTTCATATTCCAAATCCTTTGTTGAAATGAGTCCCTCTAACATTGGGTTATTGTTTACAGCTCTATCAATGCGATTCTCGTGATTGCCGAGAAGCATCACCATGCGAGGCTTGTAAACCTTCTCTTTATTCTTACGCTGCTTTTGTTGTAGCTCACGTAGTGGTGCAAGCATTTGCTTCATAGCTGCCTTAACTACGTCTACATCCTTTTGATAACGTAAGCCTTCAAAGTATTTACTACCTTTCTGGTCATGTGTTGACAAGCTAGGCATGTCTGCAAAGTCACCAATGTTTACAACAACGTCAGGACGATATTCAACAATTGCTTTGCCTGCCCACGTCAGGTGGTCTAGTGGCACACCCTCTTTAACTTGAGCGTCAGGTATTACTAGTATTTTCATGTTGTTCCTCTTCTACAACAATGTAGCATTTCAACACTTGTTCACGTGGCCCACAACTACTTTGTGCTGATGACTTAAACGCATACAGCTTAGGTACACTTGTGTTCTGTCCTAGCTTGTATGTGTCTTCGTGCATGTTGTGTAACACGTAAGCTTCCTTGATGATTTTCATACAACCTCCGGCACACGTGGCACGTCTACAACCTCAACTAGAAACTCAGGGCCTGATGAGTAAATGAATGTACGCATCTCAGGCCAGCATTGTTTCTTGTAGTTGCAGTAGCTACATGATGTGCAAAGCTTCTTGTTCTTGCTAGTTTTGCTAGCAGGTACTGGGTCAAGTCGCTGGACAGAATCAAGTGATGACAGACCCGCCACTTCCGTAGCGTGTTCTGCCTGTAGCTTGAACAGTCCGGGGTTAACATCAATGGGATAGTAGTTGAGTGTGCCTAGCTCCTTTTGGATAGTAAGAAAGCCAGCAGCATTAGCATTAAGAGCAGTTGCATAGCCGTTAAGTTGTTGGTAGTAGCCAAAGGGGTCGTCTTGTAAACCAGATTTAAACTTCTCTTCAGAGTATTTAGTAACGCTCTTTACGTCGACAACCACACCATCAATAACAGCATCAATGCGCCCACGCACATACCAGCCGTTTCCAACGTCATAGATGACACGTTCCTGACGAGATTGCACAGAGTGGCCTGCGCTCTCACCAGTGTTAAGGACAAGCTCTTCGAGCATGTCTCCATAAAGGAATTTGAAAATGCTTTTACCATCTGGTTTCTCTCCTACTGCAGGAGTGTTGTATTTGTACCATAAACGTCTAGGACAAGGATCTCCAACCTCGCTAAAAAACAAAACATTCTTGTCTCGTTCTTCAGATCGTGGTGTAAACCACTTGTCATAGCTCACTGTAACAGTGTTGTTACTAGTAGCAGGTGGTAGTTCACCTGCCGCTAGTTGGTACACATCGCTAACGAATGTGTCAATGGTTTTCATTCTTTAGCCATTTCCTCTGCAGCTACAGCCTCAAGGTCACCACATGAATATGCTTCAAACTTACGAGCAATGGTAAGGATAAATTCTGCATACTCATCCATGCTACCAATGTCTGAATCTGACTTAGCCATAAAGTCTGCAACAGCCTTAGTTGCATTGGTCACTGAATTCTGACGCACAATGGCTCGATCACCATGTAGGGGAGGGATAGGAAACACCTTGCTAGGAGGGCTGTAAGCGGCCTTGGTGGGGCTAGAAGATGTTGGTGCAGGTGCACCCTTACCCTTGGACAATAAACGCACTGAAGCTAGGTCTACAGACTTGCCGTAGGTAGATTCTGTGAATTGAAAGTCAACCTCATCACCAATAGAGAATGTAGGTTTCTTAAATCCATACTGGAAACGTTCGCCATTAGCGACAATGGTGTAAGCAGGCTTGGGGCCAAACTTTGTGTTTACATCTTTGCTTGTGATGTTCTCAATTGTATAACTCATACTAGTAGTTCCTTTTTGTCTTGCCAAGTTGTTCCGGCTTCCACACCAACAGATAGTCGGCAGGGAAAGTCGATGTCGAAAAATGTTTTCAAATACTGTGGTGCACTTTCCAAAGTTGTCTTAGCAACCTGTGCTGTCTTCTCAAGCACGCTGTCATCTACGTCTAACACAACACTGTCATGTACAGTCATAACAAGTTTTGCCTTGTTTGTCAAGCCCTCTGCTTCTAAGTTGCGTAGCAATAAGCCAACCATCATAGGCACAACGTCGCCAGTAGCAAATCCTTGTATAGGCCAGTTCTTAAGTTCAGTTGGGCTAAAGGTATGCTTCTTACGTTTCTCGTCATAATATTTTGTGAAAATATAACAACGTCCTGTTGGGCTCTGGTGATAATATTTATACTGAGGGCCTGATGTTTTCTCTGTGTAGTACACCACCTGTTTTGCTTCTGCGTCTTTTACAATTTGTTCATGATAGCGTTTAACTCCTTTGTATCGACTGTAGAAAGTATTGATGAATCGCTGTGCAGTAGCCTTGTCACAACCGCTTTGTGCCATAAGAGTAGTGACTCCTCCTCCGTAGACAAGCAAGAAGCTGAATCGTTTGAATGGCTTACGCTCTTTGTCTGTTGGGTATCGTCCATACATTTCGTTGTATAGCTCACGGTGCATGTCCCTTCCGTTATTAATATCGTCAATTAGTTGTCGGTCGTTACTGATGTAAGCCAATGCTACCATCTCTAGCTGTGAATAGTCAAGCTCTAAGATTGATCCTTCATCATGCCTGCTGATGTATGCACGTTTAACATCTCCTGTGTCTGTCTGGTTTTGTAGATTGGGGTTGGTTGATGATAGCCGTCCTGTCTTAGTTGCACAATGGTTTAGGTTGGGGTAAATTCTTCCGCTACAGCTAAACTCCAAGTCTCGCAAACCTTCGTAGTAGGTTTCCTTAATCTTGTAGTATTCACGTAGCTTTACAAGCTCATGTGCAACTTCACTTCCTTTTGCTGCAAGCTGCTGCAGCACTGAATCATCTACAGAGTAATAGCCACTTTTACCAACCTCACCAATACTACTATACAAACCGTCAACAGTAACAACTTTGTCAACAAGCTTAGTTTTGGTTTTTCCATTCTTGTAAAAGCCTACGTCCTCTCGCACCTTCATCTTCTTCTCACCGCCAAAGAAATATAGCGATAGCTCTTTGTTCGATCTGAAGTCTAAGTCTGGTGCAATTGTTTTGATTTTATTTTCTGCAGCAACAATGAGTGTTGAATACTCTCCAATTTGTTTGTTGATGTAGTCTGTATCAATCTCCATGCCGTTACGATTCATCTCGATGGTTGCACGTAATGCGTCCATCTGTGTAAGCATAAGCGGTAGGATGCCAAGCTGTTCTGCTTCCTCAAACTGCTGTTTAAAAATGATACTAGTATTGCGTACATCACCCTCCATGTATTCCATTAGTTCGTTCTCAAGGATGTCTTCTGTTTTTACACCGATGCGCCAATACTCCTTGATTTTATCATCCTTGAGTGCATGTTTACCAACGTATTCTGAGGTTAGCTCATCCAAGCTTGCATACTGATGTTGCTGACCTGATAGCAAGTACGCCGCTAGCTGTGTGTCCCACACATTAGGTAGCTGTTTACTCTTCCAACGATAGATGTACAACAAGTCAAACTTGATGTTGTGACCAACAACTAGTGTTGCGTCTGCCAACAACTCTGTGTGATCTGTACGTACTGATGGGGTTTCAAAATAGTAGCCGTCATATCTGTCTGTGTTTAGATTGAGCAAGCCTAGAGATACAACTTTGTTTGTATGCCACATTGGGTTGGCTTTGTTGTTGCCAACGGGACATTCCATTGTTGTCTCTAGGTCAAGCACATAAGTTGTCATTTGGTTCTCCATTTGCTGACATATCTGGCTCTGGCTGGTTCAATGTCCACCTCAAAGCACCCGTGTCGATGTGCTTCCAACGATTCTGCGCCACCAAACAATTTGTTCTTAGGCACATGAATGTATCGTTGTAAATCCATTCCGGGCTCGTTACTCTTGCCAATTGTGATGATAGCATCTGCCTCACCAATCTTGTCTGTCTTACTGCCACGTAGCTGGTTCATCTGAATCCACTTCTCTCCTTCACCTGTACCGTCTACCTGTGAAATGGCAATCACTGGACAATATTCTTTGGCAATGTCTCGTGCCCACTCGTAAAGCTTACCGATGCGTAAGTCTTCCCTCACTTCATAATCGAATCCGTGCACTTTGTCAAGCTGGT